AGTGGGGTTGTTTTCTAGTATAGAGGTAGTAACATGGCTTTATCAAAACAGAATAAAACTAAAGTAAAAAAAGTAATTAAAGGTTTAAGCAAAGCCTCAAAAACACATGCAGGTCAAGCAAAGACTTTAAAAAAAGCAGTAGGAATGTCTAAAGGTGGTAGTACAGTCAACAAAGCAGGTAATTACACTAAACCAACTATGCGCAAAAACCTATTCAATAGCATCAAAGCAGGTGGCAAAGGTGGCTCACCTGGACAATGGTCAGCAAGAAAAGCACAGATGTTGGCAAAACAATATAAAGCAAAGGGTGGGGGCTACAAGTAATGAAAGCCCCTCAAAAAAGTCTAAAAAACTGGACAAAACAAAAGTGGCGTACAAAGAGTGGAAAGCCTAGTGCTAAAACTGGGGAAAGATACTTACCTGAAGCTGCTATAAAATCTTTGTCGTCTTCTGAGTATGCAGCAACTACAAAAGCTAAACGAGAAGGCAAAGCAAAAGGTAAACAATTTGTAAAGCAACCTAAAAAGATTGCAGAAAAAACAAGAAAATTTAGAGCAAATGAGGGCGGTATGGCTAAAAAATTTCCAGATTTAACAGGTGACGGTAAAGTTACTCAAGCAGATATATTAAAAGGCAGAGGCGTAAAACTAAACAAAGGTGGTATGCCTAAGAAAAAAGGTTATGCCAAAGGTGGTAAAATGAATGATATGCGTAAGACAGGAATGTTCTACGGTGGTATGTCTAGAAGAGGTAAGTGACAATGGCTTCTTACAAGGATTATAAAAGTATATCTGCAGCTAAGAAAGCAGGGTCTATATACTACACTAATAAAGCAGGTAAAAAAATGCTTGCTGTAACTAAAGAAGATTTAGATTCTTGGAAGAAAAAAAATAAAGGGTTGTTTAAAGGATCTGCTCTTACAGCATATGCTAACGCTAAAGGTAAAAATTTATCTAGCATGATTAAACCAAAGAAAAAACCTCTTAGGTCTTCTCTTAAACCTAAAGTGCGTCCTCCATCTGTAAAAAGAGTTACAAAAGCCCCAAAGAAAAAAGATCCAGAGGTAGATAAAATAGCTAAATTAACCATAGTCCAGATTCAAAAAAAACCTGGGGTAATGACTATGATGGAAGAATTAGAAGTTAAAAAAGCTAATTTAGAAAATAGAATAGCTTTAGCAAAAAAGTTAAAAAAGAAAGATCTAGGAGCCGAAGCAAGTCTTAGAGTTATAAAAAGAAGAATTAAAGCTTTAAAATCAAGAAATAAATAAAGGTATATTTTAAAATGAAATTAAAAAGTGACAAAGTTTTATCAGATGCTAACAAAGTAATTGCACAGAAGATAAACGGTGATTGGGTATCTAAAGATGATTCTGTTTCTATTTTTACTATTTTAGACTTTGTTAAAGATGCCGAAGTAGAAGAAACAGAAATGGTACGTGCTCGTAATGAAAAAGGTCATTATATAGCTGACGATCCTAATACTCCAGAGAATGAAGCTTGGACAACTAAAATTGTAAAGAAAGTTACAGGAAAGTCATAACGGCATTGCAATTTTATCTGTAGTATGGTATAACTATTTGTAGTATAACTACTCCTGCCAGTTAGGGCTAACATAGGAGTAGAAAATGTTTAAAAGATTATTTAATAGAATAATAGAAGCAAGAGCAGAATCAGCAAGACGTAAGATTGCACGTATGCAACTTAATAAAATGACTGACAGAGAGCTACGAGATTTAGGAATAGGTAGATGTGATATAGAGAGGGTTATACTAACAGGTAAAGCCCTTTGAAAAACGTAGTTAGTTCTTTAATGATACTAGGAGT